AACGAACTGAGAAGCGTCGCAGAGACCACGCTCTGAAAAGAGATGGTCAAAATCCTAAGAGGGGCGGCAGCGAGCTTTAGTCGCAAGACTGAGTCAAAACAAGCCAGCCAACTCTGACCCGGGTTTCTAACACACAGGAGAAGGATCTTGTCGATTATTTCGGCAGGTATGCCTACTCTAACCGGAACCATTGCCTTAAGGAGCTTCGCGCCCTATTCATACAGGGTGTCAAAGCTCTGGGAGATGACGTGCCAGTGTTCGCTGATTCATTTCAGCTTACTGGTGTCGGATATCCGAAGTATTATTCGGTACTCTTCCAGTTCTTAAAGGCTGCAGGGAATGCCGTCAGGGCTGACAGTTATTCGTCCCCCTCACTGAGGGGTCGTTTCTCTGTTAACCTTGGCGAAGGCGGTCAACGTCTCTTCTATGAGAATGTTGACACTATTCTTTCTGACATCCGTTGTGTTCTATCTATCCTCTACGTTCCTTATTCGATCCGATTGCCCCTAAATGAGGCCCAGATAGAGAAGGCTTTGTCTACCTTTGAAGAAAGGGTGACAAACGTAGTTGATCCTATTCGCGCAGAGAATGCCGAAAGGATCGGTTCACAGCTAACCGCGATGCTAAATCCTTTTTTAGCTGACCGCTCTGTTAACCGGAAGATACAAGAACCGATGAATGTCTGCCTTTCCCTTTCGACATACAAGTCAAGAGGTGAGCATGGTAACGGCCTCGTTCCTATAACACTTACATTTGCGGACAACCGTAATGTAGCGTGGAATAGCATCTTCACTTATAGCGAACCCGTTGGACGGGTTAACGTTATCGGTGAGCGTGCTGGGAAAACGAGGGTTATTACAAGCTATGATGGTCAGATTAACGCAACCGATCTCTTCGATCGTTGCAGGTCGATCCTTAATCTGCTTCCGGGTGATTTTTCCGGAAACCAGACTGAAGGACATAAAAGGGTGCAAAAAATGACTGCAACCCCTCTTCGACCGGGATTCAAGATTGTGTCCGCCGATCTCTCGTCGTTCACTGATCTTTGTATCTTTGACGGTGTCCGTCCTTTTCTTGGCGCGATAAACTGTTCCGATTTTGAACATATTTACCGCTCACCAATTAAAATGCCGGATAACCGTGTAATCAGGCCTACGAAGCTCCTCATGGGGCTTCGAGGAACTTTTGAAGTATGTTCCCTTCTGCACAATAGTATCCTACTCTACATGGCTTCACAACAGAAGTACCATAAGGAGTATGCTATGTGCGGGGATGACGTGTGCTTCATGTCTACGGAGCATACCGAGTACGAGGACAGTGGTTTCTATAGCCACTACGAAGACCTTGCTTCACGCATGGGACTCGAGATGAACTTTTCCAAGACTGTAGAGTCAAGGGACACCGCGGTTTTTTGCGGTAAAGTTTTCTTCCTCGGTCATGACGTTTCTCCATTTTGTCTTCCTCTGAAGACTCTTGAGACCGTCACAACGTTCAATGAATTGGTCCTCGCAGTAGGGGGTTTTATTGCCCGTCTACGTGAGGGTCCTGTGCGACCGAACCTTGTCAAGGGTACGTTCGCTGTTCTTAAACGTTTACTCGGACCACGTCTAACTGGTTTACCTCTTCCAACCAATCTCCCCCTTCGTTTGGGGGGTCTAGGTTATTCGCGTGAAAAATCATTACTTTCACAAGTGGAAGATCCAGTTATTAACTCAAACTTCATCTATGTTCCCAGGGTTGACGATGACGATAATCTCCTCTATACGAGGCGTGATTTTCGTATTCCCGTTGTCCCTCTGAAAAGTACTAATCCTCCTTTTCCATTCCTTTACGGATACGGATTGGGAGTTATACGACGTTTCAGGAAACCAAGGCGCACTTTACCGCAATTCCGTTCACCGGAATTCAAGGATCCGCTCGCCATTTTGGAGTATTTTTATGAGATTGGTAATTTTTCTGTTAGTTAGTTCCATTATTGGATACTATTTTGCTATAGCTATTACTAGCTTCGCACTAACGTTACCTTTCCCGATTACGTGGTTTTGTGTATCCACGTGGATCGCCTTCCTAGCACTTAGTGCCGGTGTCTCACCGTTTGACGGATAATCATACCCATCACGATTTTCACACACATGGAAGCACGCTACAAGACTATATGG